GATCTCAAATTTGAGGGAAATGATGTGGTTGGAAAGGCACAAATATTGGAAACCCCAATGGGTAAGATTGTAAAAGGTCTCCTTGATGGTGGTGTACAACTAGGTGTGTCAACTCGTGGTATGGGTAGCCTTGAGCAACGAAACGGCGCAATGGTCGTTAAAGACGACTTTATTCTTAGTACTGTTGACATAGTACAAGACCCTAGCGCACCTGAAGCATTTGTTAATGGTATCATGGAAGGTGTAGACTGGGTTTGGAATAACGGTGTTTTGACTGCACAGGTAATTGAAAAAATGGAGACTGAAATTAAAACTGCTCCGAAACCTGTCTTGTATGAGACAAGTGTTCGAGAGTTTAAGAATTTCCTCTCGTTACTAAAGTCTAGAACGTAAGGAGTCTAAAATGACTGAAGAAGTAAATCAAGAGGTCGAACTCCACGATGAGGTAACAGACGAAATCGTGGAAGAAACTCTCGAAGAAGCAGCACCTGCTCCTAAAGGGAAAGCCGATGCAAAAGCAGCTGACGAAGAAGAGTCAATTGCTACTGTGGACAAGGCAGGCGATGCAACAAGCAAAGCTCCTGTTCCAAAGACAAAGGCGGGTATGATTAATGCTATGAGCATGAAGTTACATTCTATGAAGAAGAGTGACCTCGCAGCCTCATACGGTAAAATGATGGGCGAAGAAGTGGAAGTAGAAGATTCAATCGTGGAAACACAGGTTGATACCTCTGCTGAACTGGACGCATTAGTCGAGTCTGAAGCTACACTCAGTGATGAGTTCAAAGCAAAAACCGCAGTAATCTTTGAAGCAGCTGTGAAGTCAAAACTATCAGAAGAAGTTGATAGAATTGAAGCACAGTACAAGGAAGAGTTGGCAGAAGAAATTTCTTCTACTAAGTCAGAACTTGTAGAAAAAGTAGACAGCTACCTAAACTATGTAGTTGAAACTTGGATGGAAGAGAACCAAATTGCAATCCAAAACGGTCTTCGTACCGAGATTGCTGAGACCTTCATGGACAAGATGAAAGATCTGTTCGTAGAGTCTTACATTGAAGTACCTGAATCCAAGGTTGATCTGGTTGACGAACTGGCTGAGTCAGTAGAAGAGTTGGAAACGCGACTCAACGAAACTACTCAGAAAGTTATTGACACTACAGAGGAACTGGAAGTATACAAGCGTGACACGATCATTCGTGAAGCGTCACGTGACCTTGCAGAAACTCAGGTTGAAAAACTGAAGTCACTCGTAGAGAGTGTTGACTTTGATGACGAAGATTCTTTCGCATCTAAGGTCAAGACGATCAAAGAGTCATACTTCAAAAAAGAAATTATTGATGGTGAAGAAGTTGAACAAGTAATGGAAGATGCTGACCAAGAAGTTGAAGTATCATCTGTTATGGAACACTATCTTGCAACTATCAACAAGACAGCAAAATAAGGAATAAAAAATGCAATCTTACGATACTTTAATCGAAAAGTGGGCCCCCGTCCTTGACGCCCCCGCTGCTGGTGAGATCACTGATCCTCACCGCCGTGCAGTTACTGCTGCAATCCTCGAAAACCAAGAAAAGGCAATCGCTGAAGAGCGTTCTGCTTCTGCTGGTTTCTTGTCAGAAAACGCTGCTGCTGGTGCGAACAACACTGGTTCAGTAAACAACTTTGACCCCGTACTGATCTCACTGGTTCGTCGTGCAATGCCTAACCTTATGGCATACGACATCTGTGGTGTACAGCCAATGAATGGCCCAACGGGTCTTATCTTCGCAATGAAGTCACGCTACCAAGGTGGTTCAACTTCAAACCGTGAAGCATTGTTCAACGAAGCCGAGACTCGTTTCTCTGGTGATTCTAGTGGTACTCATGACTCAGATAATGCTTCTGGTTGGAATGGTATTGACTCTCAAGGCGCACGTTTGACTGCACTTGCTGCAGGCGGAATGCCTACTGCTGATGCTGAAGCATTGGGTCGCACTGGTGGTTCATCTTTCAACGAGATGGGATTCACCATTGAACGTCAGACGGTTACTGCTGAAAGTCGTGCACTGAAGGCGGAATACACGCTGGAACTGGCACAAGACCTCAAGGCAATCCACGGTTTGGATGCAGAGACTGAGTTGGCAAACATTTTGTCTACTGAGATTCTTGCTGAAATCAACCGCGAAGTAGTTCGTACTGTAAACAGCCAGGCGAAGACTGGTGCACAACAGGGCAACGTAACTGCCAAGGGTGTTTTCAACTTGTCATCTGATGCAGATGGTCGTTGGAGTGCTGAGAAGTTCAAGGGTCTGACTGTACAGATTGACCGCGAAGCAAACGTCATTGCTAAAGAAACTCGTCGTGGAAAGGGTAACGTAGTTATCTGTTCTTCAGATGTTGCTACTGCTTTGGCTGCCGCTGGTTCTTTGGACTACGCTCCTGCCATTGCTAACAACCTTCAGGTTGATGACACTGGTAACACTTTTGCAGGTGTATTGAACGGACGTATCCGTGTATACATCGATCCCTATGCTAACACTGATTACGTCACTGTTGGATACAAGGGTCAGAACCCATATGACAGTGGTGTATTCTACTGCCCATACGTTCCTCTGCAAATGGTTAAGGCAGTTGGCGAAAATGACTTCCAACCACGTATCGGGTTTAAGACTCGTTATGGTATGGCGTCTAACCCATTCGTAGGTGCTACGCCTGCCAATGGTCTCGCTACGGTTAAGACCAACCAATACTACCGTATCTTCAAGGTAACAAACATCTTGGATTAAGATTGGTATAAAAATAAGAGTGAGGTCTACTCACCATTTTATAGGGGTACTTCGGTACCCCTTTTTTTATGCAAAAAAAGTGTTGACAAACCTTGCCAGATCCTCTATAATACTCGTATTGAAACTAAGAAAGGATCTAGGTAATGGATCATATCGATATCTTTATGGATCAGGCATTCGTCCAAGTGGACGGAAAAATGGTTCTTGGAGTGGATAAGTATCAGTTCCGTGAGGCACTGAAAGCATTAATGCTTGCGGGTGGTGACGCGATGTATAACTATACGCGAGACCTTCAGGGTAACCTTGGAAATGGTCTGGAGTCTCTGAATGCTTCCACATATGGCACTCCATACTTCAATACCGAAGAGGACGCACAGTCCTATATCGATGGACTACGAACTGAACTGGTGGGACGATAGAATGGAAATAGTGTTTGTAATAGGGTTTATAGTGGGGTTTCTAATAGGGAGGATTAGATAATGGAATACGATTATAAACGGTTGATCACGAATGCTTACAACGCAAAGAAGCGATGTAAGTCCGAGTGGGGTCAGAAATACTGGGCTCGTGTAATGACTGAGTTAGTTGATAACATGCAGAAACAACCGCCAAATCTCTTATAAATAGAAGTATATTCTATAAGAGGTTCTCATGCCAGTAGATTCTAAAGTTCAGTTACTCGATGAAGAACTGACAACCAATCTAAACTACCTCCAACCTACGGGGTTTCGTGTGATCATTGATAGAACGCGATACCCCAACTTGGAGTACTTTGCACAGACTGTGTCACACCCAGGCGCTACTCTGAGTCCGTTGGAGTTGCCTACTCGTAGGATAACTTCTGTGCCATTGGCGGGTGACAAGATCACCTACTCTGAGGTGTCCTTTGACATCTTACTTGACGAGAACATGACATCCTATCGTGAGATGTACGACTGGATGATTCGTATCACTAATGAGGGTCAGGTGTCTGCTGGACAACGAGACACCAAGAAACCCACATATGCTGACATAACCTTGGCAGTATTGACTAGTCATAACAACACGGCCCAGAAGATCCGATACAAGGACTGTGTACCCACTGGACTGGGTGCCATTGAGTTTCAATCCACTACGGGTGACACTCAGTACTTGACCTTCAACGCATCATTTAGGTTCGCTCAGTTTGAAATAGTCTAAAAAATGACTTGACTTTCTACGCTATATACTGTATAGTATTAGAAACAATTTGGTAATTATATGTTCAAACCCTACACCATGAAAGATGTGATGGACGCATCTGCTCAGAAAAAATTCAAAGTCATATCTACTTTTGCTGGTGGTGGTGGTTCATCTACTGGTTATCGTCTTGCTGGTGGCGAAGTGTTATGCGTCAACGAGTTCGTTGAAGAAGCGTGTAATACCTACCGCGAAAACTATCCGATGACACACATAATCCCTGATGATATCAAGACACTGACTGGCAAGGACTTCCTTGATGCTACGGGTCTTGAGGTGGGTGAGTTGGATATCCTTGATGGTTCCCCTCCATGCTCTGCATTCTCTGTGTCCGGTTCTGCCTTCACTGATAAGGGTAATCACTTTGATGGGTTTGGTAAGACCAAGAACTACTCTGACGGCAAGATTGTTGATAACATAGAAGACCTATTCTTTGAGTTTCTGCGTGTCGCAGATGAGATCAGACCAAAGGTCATCATTGCCGAGAATGTCAAGGGTCTGACCATTGCCGAAGCAAAGAAGTATATGAACAAGATACTCAATACCTTCGAGGCCATTGATTACAGTGTAACCTATGAGATCCTAGATTCTCGTTACTACGGTGTCGCGCAGACTCGTGCACGGGTATTCTTTGTCGCAGTCCGTAATGACATCTGTGACAACATTGGTATCAACTTCCTCAACCTACACAGTATGGTATATCCAGACAAACTGAAAGAACAACTACCACTAGGTGATGCACTTGAGGGTCTGGAGTATGATGAAGAAGAACGTCAGTGGTTGATTGACCAATGGAAAGAAACCTCATACTATAAGATGACCAGTATCAATATGCCAGATGATCCTGAGAAGAACCTTGACGGATATGACTATCATCCTAC